GCCATCAGATTGATATTCAAAGCTTGTCGGTGTATAAGAAAGTGAATTAGAATCCCCAGTGATACTTAATTTGTCTAAATTTGCGTATCCTGACATATTGGTACCAACACCAGAAAAGCTTAGGAAATTTTTATTCATTTTTTTGCTATATATTGATAAAGAACCTGAATCTGAAACCTCAAGTCGTACATTTCCTTCTTTCAAATTCATTAATGTAGTAAAGAATTTAAAAATTTCTTTGCCATCACTATTTCTTATCCAAGTAATCGCTCCATTATCTTGAAGCATTGAAAAATCTTCCCCGACAGAGGTAATTTTAGAACCCTTGATTTTTACCCCTTCTATATCAACAGCTGTCAAAGTTCCAGTTGATATATTTGAAGCATTTAAATTAATGATATTTACATCTGAAGCATTGATTGTTCCAGCGGTCAGTTTTGAAGCACTCAAATTTCCAATCATAGCATCTTGGATGATAGCATCATCTATTCGAGTTTGATCAGTTAACCAAATTTTTGCACCCGTAATTTTTAGCCACTCTTTACCATCCATTTCTTGTGATAAATTGATTGTTTTGACAATTTCATCAGATGGAACGGAATTATCGATTTTTTCCTGAATTTCATCAGATAATCTTGTGGAGGTAGTCATTACCCAATCGTAAGTTCCGTCCGCAAGTTTTGTATAAATCCATATTTCATCATCTGGACCATTCTTTTTGAACCAAATATCTCCTTCTTTGGGATAAGGAGGTTCTTCTGTTCCGTCATAGACTGAATTTTTACCCGCTGCATCAACACGAGAATTAATCTCTTTGATAATTTGATTAAGCGGTGGAGAATATGCTGATACTGTTTGAGCAGAGGAGTTAGTGTTCGCTGAACTCGTTGCTGTCAGCCCTCCTTTAAATGTCAGAGTATAGCTTAAATTAGGGGTTTTAAATGGTGTACCATCTCTATCAGTAAGTGTTAACCAATCGCCAGTTTCTAGTGCTGGATTACCTCTCCAATTTAAAGTAAAGGGATAAAAATTGACATTACTTATTTTTTGATAAATAGTTTCAAGCAAACTTTGAGTCATTACTTTATTTTCTAAAACAATCTGAGGACCAGTATTACTACCAGCTAAATAAGTAACTTGTTCATTCCCGCTTTCACTTTGAACAGAGACAGTACAAGAGATACCGCCAATTTTGTACATCAATTCATTTTTAGTTAGTCCCTTTTGGAAATATTCTGCGGGAGAAACAGCAAATTTAGGGTCAATTAATTGCATGATCTCCAATTGATTTATTCGGCTAAACCTTGCATAACCGGCTTCAAACTGAGCAATTAAACCTATTGCTTGCCTGAAAGTATAGCCCTCAGGTTTATTTATTTTTGAAGTACTAATCATTGAAAAATTTGTTTCATTAATAATCGAACCACTTTTATTTGCAATTTCTAACGCAACATCTCGAATAGAAGCAGGATAGGTCAGTTCAGAAACATACTCATTTTCTAAAAAAACAAAACGATCACTCGCTTCAAGTGTCGTTTTATTCTCGTTTCTATCTGGGTCACACTTAGTGACATAAAAAGTTCCAATTGAGACATATTCATAAACCGTCGGTTTATAATGAATCAATTTAGCATAGCCCACTCTTGCACTTCCCACTTTTTCAGGAGGGATATTATCATAATTATAATCTGCATCATAAGTTGCTATTCCCACTTCCACGGTGACTTCTGTTAGTTCTTTAATATTTTCAAGTATTGAACAAAATTCTATTTTTATAGAATTCGAAAATGTTGAACCTATTTGAAATGTCTCACCAGAAATAGAACCGCCACTATAAACCCAACTGTTAATATCATTTTTAGTGAAAATTCTATCACCAACTTTTATTCGGGTCTCAAATCTTCGATTTTCTGCTTTCATGGCTTTGTTAAAATCATCTGAGACATTTAACATTTTTTTATCCTCCTATTTTTCTATCAGGTTTACAGATAAGTTTTCCCACTTCATCGCTTTAAACTTATCATTCCATGAGTAAGAAGGCATTGTAGAATCTCCAGCGTAAAAAGTCTTACTTCTTTGTCTTCCGATTTGTGGGTCTGGATAGATTACTACGAAGAATGGTTGATTAATTCTTTGCAAAATATCAGCTACTTCTGAGTCACTCAAAGGCCCCCACTTAATGTCTAATTTTGTTTTTTGGGCAATGACATCTCTTACCATCTCTCCATTTGCATTTCTCCCTGAGGAGTCAGCGTCGATTGTTGAAATACTGACGCTGAATTCTTTAGGAGTTTTTACCGTCACTCCATTAAATTGTAATTCGGCAGACATAATCCCCTCCTTCTAAATATTAAGCTCAGTGTACCCAAGCTGTTGATGATATTTGTTGATTTCTGAAACTGCAATTCGTCCAAACTCTCTGCCTCCGATATTTATCACAATATCTCCATTTGAAGTTTGGCTCGTTTGTGCTCCTAAAGATTGAACAAGCAACATGATGGCACTTGTTAATGAACCATTCATATTTGCTAAACCATAATTTGATACATCTTGTCCTCCACCAAAGCTTCCAGAATTGCTGTAATCAGTTGGCTTGTCTGTGAACATTTCAGGCAATTGCAATGTTTCAAATGATTTGAAATCACTGATAGAGTTATAAGGGTTATATTTAGCAGGAACAACCATTTCTCCTTCATGAATCATTGCTAACTGGTCTTCTGGAACATACGGCGTACCTTTTGCATAACCGTGTCCATGCCCAATCACTTGAAGCATACCAGGATCACCGTAACGCCCCATTGCATAATGAATTGCAGCAAGTGCATTATCATATCCGTTAAAGATATTTCCATGACCTGGGAATTTATTTGCATTGAATGTGGCCGAGATTGTTTGTAACAATCCTTTGGCCAAGTCACCAGTAATTGTATTGATATCAGTGTAACCACCTTGGACAGCTTTCTCATTACCTCCTGATTCGCTTTGTACTTGTCTTAGCCAAGCATTGACATAGTTTTCAGAAGTTGATACACCGTTCATTGACAGAGCTTTTTTGATAACTGGTCGCCAACGTTCAACACCAGTACCTGATGGACTTTCTGAGCCTTCTGAGAATGCCTTTTCAATCATTCCCATCGCTCCATTAGCTATAGTAGATATCCCACCAGTCGCAATAGATAACGCAGGTTCAACTGCTTGAGAAAGATTAGTAAACTTACTTATTGCAATGTTTAAAATCTTTTCTGGATGAGTAGCATAGTCCCAAATATCGCCAACCATTTCTTTGGCTTGATTCCATTTCTCACCCATCCAATTACCGATACCGTTTGCATAAGCAGGCATTCCTGACATTGCTTTTGCAGTTTTAGCACCGCTCAATACTTGGGTTCCTTTTGGTAAATCAACCATGAGGTTTCTCACTTTAGGGAATAGCCCAGTTTTACCATCCGGTGTCCGATACATTTCTTGCCAATGGCTACCAGAACCGTCATTTACTAATGCTGGTCCTCCTGGGTGCCCATCTGTACCATTTGCGTATCTTGGTACACTCCAATGGCCTAGTCTATTACCAGAACCAACTTTTCCAAGCACCCAGTTAATGCCGTCAATAACTCCATTGACCGCACCACCTATAACTCCAGCAATGCCATTACCAATTGCAGCTGCACCTCTTTTAACTGCATTCACTCCATTTTCAAGACCTGAGCCAATCTTTTTCCCCATATCAGAAGCCCATGAAGCAACATTGTCAAATGCACTTTTCGCAGTAGATTTAATAGAATTTGCATAGCCGCCCATTCTATCTTTCATATTTGACCAAGCATTTGAAGCATTATCTTTTGCATTATTGGCAGCATTCGAAACAGAGCTTCTTACGTTATCCCAAGCCGATGATGTGTTACTTTTTATATCATTCCACTTACTAGATACTTTTGAACCAATAGAATCAGCTGTATTATGTACGGCTGTTTTCGTATCATTCCATTTTGATGATGTCCAATTCTTTACATTTTCCCAAGCGTCTGATGTTCCTTTCTTTACTTCAGACCATTTTGCAGAAACTTTTGTGCCAATAGAATCAGCAGTGTCACTGATTGTCTTCTTGGCATCATTCCACTTGTCAGATGTCCATTTTTTAACATTATCCCAAGTATCTGATGTTGTCTTAGATATATCAGACCATCTATCACTAACCCATTTCTTAGCTCCGTCTACTGCTCCACCTATGGCATCACTAATATTTCCCCAAAGAGCTTTTGAAGTATCCAGTATCTCTTGAGTTTTATCCGAAATAGTTTTTTTAATATCTCCCCAAATTCCGCCAATTAAATCCGAAACACCGTCAATGAGACTTGATATTCCATTTAATAAACCTTGAATCAAGAAGTTTCCTATTTCAGCAAAAACAGTAGAAGGTGAATGAATACCAAATAATGATTTAACACCATTTACTATTGGGTCTACAAGATTCTCTTGTAACCATGCACCAATATTTTTTACACTATCCCCGATGCCTTTAAGCAAACCATCAATGAGATCTGTTCCCATTTTTATTGCAGATTGTAAAAAGTCTTTGTTTTTGGCTAACCAGTCGCCTAAACCATTTAGCACATCAGCTACGCCTTGTAATCCATCAATTAGGTTCTTTCCAGCCCATTTCCCAATAGGTTGCAGGAATTTCTCCCAGAACCATGTAAATAAGGGTTTTAAAACCTCAATTACACCATTGATAACTTTTAAAGCGCCAGCTAATGCATCAAGAAATACAGGAAGCACATCTTCGATTGTAAATTTAGCAAGTGGTAACAGAACGTTTTTGTATAACCACTCTAAACCAGCACCGATATTATCGGTGAGGGGTTCTAAGTTCTTTAATAACTTCTCTATCCCCTTAAGTAGTGGAGAAAAATCTAATTTCTTAGCCCAATCGGCTGTAGCTTTAGTCATGTTTTTTAAATGACCAAGTAATCCATTAACTATTTTAAGAATATCAGAAAATATTTTTTTCCCTGTTCCACCTTTTTCCCAGGCTTTTTTAAACTGTTCTGCGAGATTACCTATCGTTTTGAAAATATTGGTAAAAATCTCAAGGAGGTTTGCTGCTATTTCTTTACCAGTTCCATCATTCCATGCTTCTCTAAATGATTTAGCAATTGAATGAAGTAATTCTAGTATTCTGTTCAGGCCATCAAATAGCGATTGGATTAAGGCAGTTCCTCTACCATCTTCGTTCCATGCATCTTTAAATGCTTTAGCTATATCACCAATGATGTTAAGCACATCCGCAAATAAAATCAGTATATTTTCAATGAATTTCTGTCCGGTACCGTTTGTCCAGACTTCCATAAAGGATTTACCAATAGCACTTGCTAAACCAACAACTTCTCCTAAGGCATATTTCCATGCATCAATAACCTTTTGCCCTTGGTTTTTCCATGCATCTTGGAAAGGTTTGAAGAAGTCTTTAAGCAAGGCTTGCATATCCTTCATCCATTTAGGAGTTGAATAATTACCAGTAGCAGCCCCAAAATCAATACCTGGAGCTTTTGTATCTTGGCCTTTGTCAGTATCATCATCAGTTTTGTCTTGCAAACCAATACGATTAATTTCATCAAAGCCCATAAGTGAACGTTGAAGTTTATCAACTTTTTTCTGCGCTTTAGTCGCTGATGAACCTGTATCATTCATTGCTTGAACGTTATTATACAGCCCCTCAGCTCCTTTTTTAGAAGCTTGATAAGTTGTACCAAACAACTGTGAAATGAAGGCTGCAAGCTGTCCTGTTAACGTAGCAATAGCGCTCATCATAGCGTTAATTGCAGGAAGAATTGCATTATAAATTGGATAGAATGCAGTCATCAAATTGACTTTAATCTGATTAAGTGAGTTAGAAAACTGATCATTTGTCTTCAATGCACTCATCATTCCGCCAGCTAATTTACTTATTGCTCCACCAATTAATTGATAAACAATTAATGAAGGCAACAAATATTTCATAGACTGAAGAAATGCATTATTACCCATATACATGCTACGGGTGCCTTGTGTGACTTTATTTGAATTTCTCGAAAAGAGATTTCCAAATTTATCCAATATCCCAAATGAATTTTTCAATCCATTTCCAATTCCCCCAGCACCGTGAGAAATGGAGTTTGACATGCGGTTGAAGACTCCGCCATATTTAGAAACAGCACGCTCAGATTGTTTCAATCCTGAACCTGTCATACTAGCTCCAGCTGCAGCTGTTCCAGTTGCCATTGACGATTGGCTAAGAACTGAATTAATTCGTCCTATTGCCTTTCTTAATGATTCTGCACGCTCTTCTGTTCTTTGATATTCTTTTTGAAGAACATCGTTACTACTTGCTAACTTCTGCATTTTGTCAGACTGTGCTTGCATTTTTTGAGCAGTTTTCAATGAATCAGGAGTATCAACATTTTTAAAGCCTTTGTCAAAACTTCCGACTGGTTTTAGTTGATATTGATATTCCTTTTGTAAAGCTCGAACACTTTCACGCATTGTATAATACTTAGCTTCATTGGCATCCATTACTTTTGCAATTCGCTCTAAAGACGAAGGAACTGCATCAAACTCAGTCTTCATTGATCTAGCAAGACTTTTTGCTTGGTCTTGATACTTAAGCATTGATGCCTGAGCCCGTGCAATCTGGTCACCATACTTAACCGTTTGCCCACCGTCTCCTTTTGCTGAAGAACTTTGACGCTGTGATTTTAGATAAGCTACTTTTTCTTGAGCAGCTTTAGCTTGACCCATTTTTGCATTAATTTCATTCAGCATAGCATCAATTTCTTTTGATACTTTAGGACGTGCTTTCTTAAAGCCAGTAGATAAATTATCTCCAATACTTTCTGATGATTTCTTAGAAGAACTTTCAAGATGGCCCATCATCTTTTCAAAAGTTTGATTCATTTTTTCTAACTGTTTGCCAAATTGTGTTGCACCTTTGTCAATATTCAAATTATCTTCAGTCTTTTTCATAGACTTGCCAGTGATATTCTCAAACTTTGACATAATTGCTTCTACACGAGGTAAAACTTTACTAAGCGCTTCGTCCATTTTTGCAGTATTTGCATCAAACAGTATCTCTAGCGTTTCTAATTCCATATTTCTCACCTCCTTTTCTATTCAATATTTTTTAATTTGTCTTTTGACTTTTTCTTTTACGAGTTTCCTGAATTAACATTGCATTTTGTCGCATGATTTCTTGGTCAGTAAGCATCGCTTTTTTCTTTTCTTCGTCCTCAGATACAGCTTGCACTACTTCTTCCTTGAGTTGATTTAAGAAAGGATAGGCATCTTCATATTTAGGGAAATTCTTTGGATCATTGAAAGCATAGATACCAAGCCTTTGTTGAGTATAATCAAACATCGCTTTCTCTTTTAGCTCGTTCTCATGCCTTTTTTTATTCGCTTCAACTTGGACCATAATTTCATCAAAAGTCATCGCCCAAAAATCTGTAGAAGAAATACCAGCTTCAACTGCCTGAGGGTATAAATCCTCAAGCATGCTGGATAAATTGTTGTAGGTTTTTAAAGGAGTTCGCTCGGTGCTTCTGGTTCGTTGTCCAGAGATTCCCCATTTGTCGCTTCGTTCTCCTTCTTGTCCTTGCCGAAAAAACCCGCTTCATCAAGCAATTCTTGAATGGCATTGAACAAATCAAAAGTAGTGTTTCCTGCTTCAACAAAACGTTCAAAAGCGTTAACTAAATCTGAATCAGAAACTCGGCTTGTTTGGTTTGCACCTTGAAGCACTACCAATAATTTGTTTGTTGCTGGTAGTTTAAAACCACCTTGACCATTTACGAAAAGTCCCATGAGTGATTCATCCAAGCGTTTTTCAATCGCAATAATAGATTTACCATCCAATCGCAATTGAAGATTCAATCCACCAAATTCAAATTGTTTAGTTCCAGGAAGTTTTACGATATTTTCTTTTGTCATTTTTGTTTCTCCGATTTCTATATTTATAAAAAATAAAAAGGCTAGCCACTCTGACTAACCTTTAATTGCTAAATTAAACACCAAGGCCAGCTGGTGCTGGTGTAAATGTAGGGCCTGCTGATACAACCACTACTAAATTAAATCCAAGTGCTTGGTTGACTTCAACACCATCAAATTTATAAGATGGTTGACCTGTAAAGTCAACTTTCATACCATCAGGATAAGTCACTGTCCACTCAACTGCTTTACCAGCTTTGACCAAAGTATCAACATCTTTGAAGTTGTCTCCTTGATAAATGATTGCGAATTCCAAATTATCTGAATCCTGAATCCCTGCAATATATGCTTTCTTAGCTGAACCTAAGTGAGTAACATCTACTTTTTCAGGATCAGATCCCATTGCTGGGATAGATTTTACTGCTGCGACAGGTTTTGAACCTGAGCTATCTTTATAAGAAAGGACTGTATCTTTTGAAAGTAATCCTGCTACTGTTGCCATGTTTATTTCCTCCTATTTCGAATAAACGTATTTTGTTTTGTTATCCACGATTGCGGATAGTTCAATAACGACACGCTTTAAATCTGCTGTATTAGCATCTCTTTGCGTGCCTGTAAAACCAATATCACCAAATTGTTCGATGACATTATTAACGATAGTGGTCAAACTACTTTTAGAATATAATTCAATTGTGATTGACCATTTTGTTTGAAGTTCCTCTCCACTTCCATCTACAAAATGAGGCGTGTTAACCGTTCTGTAGATAGCTGTAGGAAAAGTATTCCAAGTTGAGGGATAGTCCGTTGCAATTTTTTTAATTTCTGAAATACCGCTCATAACTGAGCCAGCAATATTTTTAATATCAACTCTCTCCATTATTTAAGCTCCCTCAATTTCTTTTGGACATGCTCTTTGTATATCTCAGGCATTTGCGGAAGGATCTCTTTCAATGATGGATATAAGAAAGGTCTTGCTGGTTGACCACTTGTGATGTAAAATTCTTTGCCTTGAATGGTAATCTTAGGCATGCCATAGATTTCATTCAAATCAATTCCAACTTCCTCAGCTGGAATAAACCAACGAGTTTGAGTATAAACTGGGTTAACACCTTCTGGTAAATCTTTAGAACTTGCTTGACCATTTGGACCAGTACCAAACTCACGATAAATGGCTTGAGCTTTATCCGACCAAACACGCCCAACTATTTTACCTTCCGCATTTTCTACAACCTCAGTCTTTAAACTTCCAATCAATTCTCCAGAACTGAATTTCATACTAGAAGCTAGTCTTAATTCTGCTGCAGAACGAACCAACTCTGTGATTTCGTAAGTCGCATCATTCACAGCATCATTTAAGATTTTAGGCATGGCATTAATTTTTCGTTTAAGCCTATCCAATCCTTTTATTTCAACTCCCAATGTCATCGTTCCTTTCTAACATCACATTGATGTGTGTAGAATAAGGTTGAATCGACTTGATTTTATAATCAGGGTTACCGTCCTTATCAACATACACGCAAACGCCACTGTTTTCATCTCTGCCTTCTTTTAGCTCATCACCTTGATACTTACATGATTTCATGCTAGAAAGCTTTGAGCCATAAATTGTGGCATTGACAGCACCACTTGCGGACTGAACATTCATTTCAAGAGCAATAGGACTTTCCCATGCTATTACATCATTGAATTCTTCGTCCTGCGTAATCGTTGCTCGTCTTAAATAGACAGTAATTAAGTCACGTTTCATCAGGCGCATAAAAACTAACCACCTTTCCGAGTCGATAACGATTCAAGCCACGCTGGATATTTAAAGGAATATCTTCAATAAAGGATTGAGAAACGCCACCTTCTGAACGACTAGATTCTCCCTCTGTGCTTTCACGATTAAAATTAATTGTGGCTAACTGTCGAGCATACAGCCACATTGAATCTAACATCTTATCCTGATTCGTATAATCAAGGATGAGAATAACCGCATCCTCAATTAAACCAGTAGCATCATCGACGCCCAAATCAGTTTTTAAACGTTCAATTGCTTTAGTTTTTGGTTCATTCTCTTCCATGATTACCTCATTCCATTATTCTATGCTGTAACAGTTACTGCACATACATCAGTTCTCGAGCCGTCAGTGGTAGTTACAGTGATATTTGTTGTACCTTCTGCAATGGCTGTGACTTTACCATCAGAATTTACTGTTGCAATATTTTCAGCGCTAGAAGAATAAGTAACAGCTTTATTAGTTGCATTATCTGGGGCAACTTTTGCTGATAATTCTTTAGTAGCTCCAACTTTCATAGAAGCTGTTTTTTGTGAAATGGTAACTCCTGTTACAGAAATTGGTGCAGCTTGAACACGAACGATTTTTGTTTCATCAACGATTGCAACAACATAATGTTCATCACCAGTGAATTGTGTTACTTTTTTAGTAATTTCACGATCAAATTCAACAAGAACATCACGTTTTAAGAATGTTTTCATTGCACCTGGTTTAACAGCGATTGGTGAACCGTCATTGATTTTTTTAGAACGAACAATTGTCCAACCAAGGACTTCACCAAATGCACCAGAAACAAGGATATTATCTCCGAGTTCTGAAGCGCGGGTCCAATTAACACCAGCTGCTTGGCGCAAAGTTGCAGCATCTTTATATGAAACAAAAAGGACTCCTTGAGTAAATCCTTGTTCTTCGAGCGCATCAGGAGCTTCAACAAATGTATTTTCTAATTTGTCAATCAAATTAAGGTTAACATCGGCTACTACAGTAAGGGCTGCAGTACCAGCAACTGCTACAATTTCATTATCTACAGCCGATGCAATGGCCATACGGATTTGACGTTGAATTTCCCCAACTGGATCACCATAACCTGAAAGTACCGCTTCATCAGTAATAGCCATCCCTTTAGCAACTTTTTTGATTGTGGCAGTTTGAGTTGCAGTTTGTAATTCGTCCATTTGAATTGCAGCACCTTCGGCAACGACTTTAGCATCACCAGAATATTTAAATTTAGGCAATGTAATTGTTGAACCAGGTTGACCAGCAAGGGTTGTATCAATTGGAGCAATTCCTGAGAACTTAATAGCTTTAGGCAATTGAGCAGCTACCATTTGTCCCATAACTTCGGGGTCAACTTGTGAGTTCAAGAACGTTACTACATCGCTAGCAAAGCGTTGCAAGTTGAATTTTAGTTTTTTGTTTTTCATGTTTTTTCTCCTTATTTTGTAGCCTGTTCATAGGCTTTTGGATTTGTTTTTTTCAGTGCCAGCGCTTCTTCATAAGTTAAAGTTGAAATATCAACTGGTTTCCCTGGTGTGGCACCTCCACCAAGCGGAGTATCTACAGAAGCTTTGAGTTTTTCGTTAACTGCTGCTTCTACGGCTTTATCCCATTCAGCTTTGAAAGATTTGACATCTTTAATAGCTTCCTCAGCAGTATTTCCTTGAATACGAGAAGCAAAAGCACTTGGAATACCGATTTCTTGAAGTTGTTTGCCTTTTTCTACAAGCAACTGTTCTTGACGAAAGACAGCTTTTTCTTTTTCAAAGTCATCTTTTTCTTTTTGAATCAGCGCTTGTTGGCGTTCTTCTTCCGAAAGTTTGGCAAGCCGAGCAGCTTCATTTTTTTCTTCTTCAAGTTTTTCTTGCCAACGAGAATGACGAGCGTTAACAATAGAGTCAACCTCAGTATTATCTTTAAGACCAAACTTTTCTTTGATTGCTGCAACTTGTTCATCGGTCAGATTATCAGCATTGAATTCAGGAGGAGTTTCTTGGCCAGTTCCTGCTCCACCCTCACCGCCTTCTTGACCTTCAGCAAATTGTTGTAAGTTGAGTTTGAGTAAACTGTTTCCGCATAATGTTGCGATTTTCATGTTATTAATCCTTTCCAATTGCTTTTAAAGTGGTTCAATGCTTGCACTTCCGAAGCTTTTAAAGTCTTCACGCTTGGACATAAGAAAAGCGCCTGTCAGTGACAAACGCTTTGTGTATTTAAGTAGTTGTTATTTCACGCATAACTGCGAGATATTATATCACCTCATTTGCTACTTTTAAAATCAACATCTGGATGCATTGATTTTAATTTATCCATCCATTCGTTGTAAGTTGTACTTCCTTTAATATCAAATGTTTTACCAGTGATAGGGTCAAGTGCCTTGCGAGGTATGTTGTTGAGTCGCTCTGAATACATTGAAGCAACTGAACGACACCACGGATGAAATGGTGGATATGTCCCTTCTGCACCATTTACAACTGCTTCAGATATTAGAAAGACTTTGTGGTCTTTATGCCGACAAATTTGTGATGTTCTCAAATCCAAGATAGCAATGATTTGATACCTCTCAACGCCATTATTTTGCCACGATTTGAGCTTTGCTTGGTTAGCCATGTAATTCGCTTCAGTACGAATCAAACGCCTAGCAACGTTAATTGAGCGGTCAAATTCACTAGCAATTGCCTTTGCCATTTGAAACTCACTCATCCCAGTTAAAGCTTCAACCGTGAATAGCTGCTCTAACCGTTTAGCTAAAGCTTCTGTATCTCCCCATAATCTTTTAGAGTAGTTACTTCCTAGCCAGTGACTGTCAAGTATGTTTTCCACAGATTTGGTGGATAACTCTTTGAACTTATAGTCTTTTTTATTCCAAACTTCTTTAACAACACCATTCTTAGCATTTGCTTGAGCTTCATGAATAATCGTTTCAGCAGTAGTTTCTTTGTAAGCTTCATCTATCGTGTCAACATAAAAAGATGTCTGCTTCTCAAGCTGAACATCTGCAATTTGTTTTGTTACTAGATAAGACTTTGCTTTTAAATCTTCTGCACGAGTAATTCTTGATTTAAGTGCCAGTCCTGTGAGCCGCTTTTTAGCTTCTCTTTGCAAATCAGGGTTGCTGATATCTTTAGCTAATCTTCTAAGCTCAACTAATTCAGAAACAGGAACAGTTTCATTAAGCATTCTTTTTGCTTCATCATCTGTCAGTTCCGTTTGCTGCTTAGTTCTACTAAATAATTTAGCAATCTGTTTTGTTAAATATGATTGAGCTTGTTTGTATGCCTGTGCTACGACTTCCTCAAGCTGTTTAGCACCGTCATTTACTTTCTTTTCGGCTTTAATCGCTCTTTTTTGCCAGTAGTCAGACATTCTTTTTACTCCTCTACTTTTACATGTTCAGGATATTGTTCAGCTATTGAAACAATACCATCATGAAGTATCTTAAGGCTTGCTAGTTCTTTATCTGTTGGATCAAGTATAAAATATCCTTCATCACGCTCAAAAGTCTTACCAAAGGATAACAATGCATTAGTAACTGTGATATATAAGACAGAAACACCAGCACATACAATATCATTTCCAATATTTGCAAAGCCTGCATGGCCAGTCACTTGATACCAATAAATTTGATTGTTTTTCTTTTTGAATTTGGCTGTAATCATTTAGCTTTTTTTGTTTTTACTACTGGTTTTTTGACTACTTTCTTTTTTGTAGCAGCTGTTTTAGAAGCAGTTTTTGCCTTAGTTTTAGTTACTTTAGGAGTTTTTGCTGCTTTAGCATTAGTTTTTTGAGTTTTGTTTTTTGTTGTTTTTGTTTTGGCCATTTTCTTGGTCTCCTTTTTGATTGGTCTGGTTATCAGACTGGTTATTGTTATCATCTTGATTTTCTTCCTCATTTTCATCAGGTGGATCATCAAGATTAGAGTGGCTATCTTCTGACTGAACGCCCATAGCTTTCTGATTCATTTCGATAGCTTCCTCTTTTTCCTCTTGTAACTGTTCAAGAACTTCATCGACATTATCAATATCTGGAAGCCATGAAAGCAACACTTTAAGAGGCAAAATCCCTGCTTGGTGCGCCTGAACAATTTGATTAATAATATCAGTTGTATTGATTGGTAAATTAGGTTTGAGATTAATCTTAATACCGTCAATATCAACATTGTTATTGCTTATTTCTAAATAATTGGCAAAGAGAATCAAACGTTGTCTTAGACCTTTTATCATATATCGCTCTTTAACTGACATAAGCTGTAGCAATCCAAAGAGTTTGTACTTCATTGCCTCCCCCGAAACATTTCCAGAGAAGTTTTTATCATTCATATTGGGCACATAAGTCACTTTATGAATATCTTCGAGTAATGCATCACGCAAGACAGCCACTGAATTTTCATCCATTTGTTTGGTAAGATAACTAGCATCTACTTCACCAGGTTTAAATGATGTCTGCATTATCTTTTCTTTTGCTAACCTAGCACCATCTCCATCCTTTAAGGTAAACCCACGGATAAAAAGAATTGCATCAACAAAGGCTTCTTTATCATTCAAACGATCAGATTGTAAAAGGTTGTATGCATCAATCAATGAAATTGCTTGCTCAAAATCTCCTTGTCGTTCTTCGTTGTTACGGTATTCAATAACAGGTACCGCCTTAAAATAATGTGGTAGTGCTTTAATTAATTGATAATCTCCGAAACCAATTGAAGCAGCTCTATATGTTATCACCCAATTATCGTTATAATATTTGACAAGATAGTGATCAATAGCTCCTTGCAAGTTATATACCTTTTGATAATGGACTGCAAATAAAGGATTTGCATCAATCGTATCATCTGTAACAAGAAAGATTCCTCTTGGATCAATACATTTAATATCAGCAAATGTTTTACCTATTTGTTTATCTTCATTTAAATAAATCAGCTCGTAGCCTATGCCAAATACTGACAAATCTTTTTCAAGTTCAGTATCATGAGAGACAATATCAACTTTTGTATAAGCGTCAAGAATAGATTGAATGTCATCGCTACTTGTATAAGCAACTGGGTTCCCTACCATAAAACCAACATTCATATCAGTCACATACTTTGCGTGATTTATAACAACTTTATTGTTAGGAATTGCATCATTATCTTTTGTTCGCTTTAAAATATCTTGTTCGCCGTCATAATAATCGGATAGTTTGTCTAATCTACCTATAGTACTTAAATGTTGAGAGATACAATAATTTAGCAGTTCTGGAGTAGGACTATTTAAATTCCCTGCCATCTCTCTATTTATTTTAATTGCCATGTTTCTCCTTTAGTAAAGACCAAATTGTACTTTGCTCACAATTTCAGCGGTCTTGCCATTTCTTACCTCATTGGTGTAAATTGCATATCGCAAAGAGTCAAGTACATCATCAAAAAGTTTTATTGGTTCTCCCTTTTTTTCATCCCAAACATATTGATAAATCTCATTAGGGAATTTCTCGACTTTATCTCTACAAATAAACAACTTATCTTTCTTAAATCTACGAGCAACCGCTTCAACACCAGTTAAACGTGCTTTGTCTCCATTGAACGCTTCAATGTGTTCTCGTTTGAATCTATCAACATGTTCAGGACGAGCAGAATCACAATAGAAGGGGACTCTTGAACCATAACGTTCTTGAATTCCCTTTGCTATATCTACCCAATAGTCAATTTCTTCATGTTGTTTTGCGTGCTCTTCGATTAAATAAGCTGTTCCATCATCCGTTTCTCCGATAACAACAATTGAACCCCAGTGTTCATAACCCCAGTCAACACCGCAATAGAATGTTGATAGTTTAGGTAAGTCTTTGGATTGTATATAGTGTTTGTTGCTATCGAAGTCTTGATAAACCACGCCGTCAGCAGATACCCAAAGTCCTTTTATATCACGGTCATAAAACATACCGCTTGGCGTTGCTGCCTTGATATTTTCACGGTACCTCTCAGATAAGAAAGTATTATCATCTAATTCAAAATGAAAAGCCTTAACATTTTCGTTAGGCTTATCTATATATTCTTTCTTTAACCAATGCTCAGGATTATCAGGGTTAGTATCTGCTAGAATTCTTGCACCATTACCTGAACAACGAGAAACAATTTCAGCAAATACTTCTTGTTTAGCAAGTGAAGCTTCATTAACATATGCTCCATAAGCAGTCATACCACGAATAGCACCAACTCCACCGATATTTCCAGTATATGCTTGAACTACTTTTACACCAAATAATTTAAAGTTATTGTGCTTATCAAACTTGGGCTCTATATTGTACATGTTATAAAGCTCTTGGAGGATGTTCTTATTGATTGTATTCGATGAAACACCAGCCAAGATATACATAGGCTCTTTCACGCCCTCTTCATCAGCTATTTTACGAACACGTCTTAATTCAAACAAGAATAAATCATTATTCATCTTTGTTTTACCTGAACGCTTAGCACCATGAAGTAAAGCAATGAACCAATCTTTATTTACTGTTTGCTTTAAAACATCGATTTGTTTTTTGCTATAAATATCACTTATCATCTATAACCTCACTAATCTTACCAAGCAATTCATCCAATTTTTCTTCAGTTGATTTATCAGTTGCAGATTGTATCATTGCAGCTTTGAATTCAGCAATATCAGCTTCTGCAGTAAGTTTGCGAAGAGTTTGTTCAAGTAATTTATCATTACCAGGATAACGTTTAAGAAGTTCCTTCATTGCTTGTATCTGCGTTTTGAAATCAGGAGGCTTCTCAACTTCCGAATATCCCTCTGCATTGGCTACTACAACCGTTTCTTTTATTTTTGCATTAGCTATAAGGCTAAGTCTTTCAAGTATCTCCTGTGCGCTCATAATACGCTCAGAAGCGATCTGTTCCATTCTTTCATCAATGTATTTTTTAATTACAAGTTTTGACAAGTTTTCAGGGCCAATTCTATTAGCTGTTTTCTTGCTATAACCTGCTTTAATGGCTGCTTGCGTTGCATTTCCTAACTCTATGTAATAATCTGCAAACTTCTTCTGCTTTTCAGTAAGTTTCATACCTCCCTCCTATCTTATTTATGAATCCAACAATAAAAGGCTGCCCATTGGACAACCTGTAATAAAATATAATAGCAAGATAGAGTCGCGAACTCTATAACTTCTATTAGCGAAGTCGTTTCTATTCCTTGCTGTCAGCTCCAACCGCACTGACTTATTAATATTATTCGGAAACTGTACTAGTATTATCAGCCCCAAATAATGTTGGATATAGCAAGACGAGGAGTCGAACCTCGCAAAGATATTATACCTAATATCCGCCAATCACTTGCTGCGCTGGTTATTATCGTCCAGCAACGTCTCGCTACGTAAAGTAGCCACTAACAATGTGACGTAAAGCCACCTAAAGTTGCATAGATTTATTAAGCTGCTAGCTCAGCTAGAAGTATATCCAACCGAACGAATTACATTTTGTTTGCTTTCGCTGATAACTTCATGATACAAGTATATCAGTAAAAACAAGGGTTGAGGTGCCAATTTTAGGCAATTTCGTGCCATTTTTTGTCCAAAAATATGCCCTAAAAACAGTGTTGCATTTGTCGGTAAATATCATTTCTAAATTTGTAGAATATCGTCTTAGCTTTTTTCAATCCAATATCTTCAATTCCTTCGATATCTAAATATTGCATTACTTGGTACCAGTACAAGCCAGCATATCCACTATATTTTAGCTCAATAACTCTTTTTTCATCAGGAATCAACGGCTTAAACCAGAAGTCTAATATCTCTAGTTGCTCCTTGAGTTTAAGATATTCTTCGTCACTATCGAGCTTTTCTTGATTTATAACATGGCTCAATTGTTCAGAACCACCAGAATAAGCCGTACGAATGCCTAAGTTATCTACTTTTTGCTTATAAAGATATCTACTTTCAATTGATTTTATTCTGGCTTCAAGTCTGCCATTAACGTAATCTCCAATAATTCTA